TGTATCAAAAATGACCATTTTCAACCCATTTTATTACCATTTAATGAACGTACCGAAGGACTTAAGAAATCACGCGCATATGGGTTCACTTGTGATGGTATCGATTTAATTAGCGACGACATTATGTTACCTGAATTGGCAATAGGCGAAGTTTTATTTGTAGAGAATTTTGGCGCATATACCATTTCAGCGGCAAGTTCATTTAATGGGTTTGCAACTACGAGTACATTCAAATATATATATAAAGACCAAGCGCAATAATTATATAGGTCCATAATCGTCCTTTTTTTCCGTAATATGACCTTTTATTTTCTCTCTTGCTAGAAAATATACAAAGTAGCCAAAACCTGCTCCAATAATTGCACCAATCAGTACCTGCAAAACAGTATGATATTTGTAAGCTACTCTTTGCGCCATTATTATCATAGATATACACAAATAAATATACACCAAATTCGTTTTTCTGAAAGAGAGATAAATAAATAGTGTCGAAAAAAACGCGGACTGGGCGTGTCCTGATGGCATTCCAAATATATCGTGGGGTATTCCGTCCTTAAACAAAAACCGTTTACCGTGGCTCAAAGCTAAGCGGAACGTTTTGGGGTCTTCGGATGGCCTAGGCTGTTGAATCAACCCTTTTAAAATTAAATTTAAAACAAGATTCACAAATATACCAACATTATAATAAAAAAACAAATTGCCCTTGTCCCACAAAAGATATGTAGAGAGAAAATACAATATTAATGGCCCGTATCCACCAAATTCATTAAATAATTCTGTTAACATATTCATAATATAATGTGATATTTTATTTCGTTACTTTTAATACTGGTATAAACATTCACATACAATTGTACAACACCAATCATTACCGTTTAAATTCAATACATTTCCTTTATCGTCTAATAATTTTATAGCCATTCTCTCAATATTTACGGGTCCAAAATAAACCCTCGAATTGTCTTGTAATGAACCACTAAACTCTACTAATAAGGACCCGGTTGGAACACCGGTAGATGTTTTTACAGGTAATATAGCCAAAATATCAGAAGATGTAGGGGCTTTTGCCAAATAATTGGTCAAGGTGTTATTATTTTTGTTTATTTGATTTATAGTATATAATTGTGCATTTGTAAGAGTACGAGGCGCACTTGGAAGAACTACTTGGCGAGAAGTATACTCATCGGTATATTTTCCAGCTATTAATAGACCGTTTTCAGTATTTAAAGATTGGTCGCTAAATAGAGAACCCACAACAACATCGTCGACGAGTTCCGTTAAATTGTCGCCGGTTTGAGCAGGATTTAAACAAAAATAAGGGATATCCGGAGAAGCGTAAAAAGGCATCTTTAAAGTATTCGAAAGTTGCGCAATAGACACAACACTGTTATTTACGTGGTTCTGATTATAGTCATCCAACACAAGTATTAAATATTTGGTCCCATTCAAATCTAAGACAGAAGATGCTGTATTACCCGCTGGGTCTACACTTAAATATGGTAATTTATACCCCATTATCCACCCTAATGTATTGTTAAAATAATGATTTGAGCTACTAATACAATTTATGGTGCATTGTAATTCTCCTGTAAAATCATAAAATACGATAGATGTTTCGGTTGTAATAGTAAATGATGACAAAATACCATCAGGGTCATTATAGGAGCCATCATACAAAAACAACGTAATTTTCCCATTGTTTGAATTATAATAAACTGGATTATTTTCTGTAACATATCCAGTCACCGCGGGTGTTGTGAATCCAGCATCTTGGAACGATGTGTTCAATTGTGTTTGAAACTCTGTTTGACTATAATTTCCAGGTGGGACGGATACTGGAACCGCATTATTTGAACTACTATCTACTATCCAAAGGCACGTATTGCCATAAGCCTCGTCAATGGTATACCAACTGAAGGGTATTTGGTATGAATATAGACTTAATTTCAATGCATTTTTTAAGGTATCAGATAGGTCCAGTGTATAATTTGTGGACATTGAATCAACACCACTCGTGTATTGTCTAAATTGACTATCGAGGTTAATAAAACGAGTAATAGTGTTTTTTAAATTAGGGTTTAAGGAATCTTGCTTTACGGGTAAATTAAACGTATCTGTTGTAGCAATTTGTTCTCGATTCATTGGATTATGTTGGTTACCAAAAATGCCGATTTTTTGCTTTCTTTGTGTAATTTTATCAACTTGATTTTGGTCACTTTGGGTAAGATTTTCATTTTCATACCATTCTGATATCTGTTTTTCACCAGCAGGATATATAGCTTCATCAGTCATATTCCCAAACCCTTCTACGACTATTTTTCCACTTGTATCTTCATCAGAGTCCACGTCTAGTCCTTCGGCATATTGTAAGAGTTGACTTTGCACCTCTTTAAAAAAAACCGCTAATCGAGGATTTTTTGCTTTAAATTTATTTATCAATTGGTCAGTTTTTTCTATTATAGTATCATCATTAATATCTTCATTATTAATATCAACTATCGTCAATAATTCCGATAACGTATAGTTAGAAACATTTGTATCAATATCTGTCATATTATAGATAGTACAGATATTGTTTTTAATAAAAAAACGGCAAATTATATTTAGTGCTGTTTTTTTGGTGCTGTTTTTTTTGGTGCTGTTTTTTCAGTCTTTTTGCAAAAATTTATATATTTTTGCTCGTTTCTTGTAATTCATCATTTGTAGGGACAACATCAACGGTACAAGATTTTTCTACACGTAATTTCTCTCTAAAATGATGAATAAATAATTCCTTGATTTCTTTTTTTACATCTAGACCATCGCAGTTTTCTAATTTCAAAAATTGTTTTGGAAGTCTAGTCAACCCAGTGCCTCTTTTAGAGTGAGTATACCCTTTAAACAATATTTTTTCCAGCGCATAAACAAACGACGAATGATAATCATATATGATTTCCCTTTCTATAAAATAGTTTCCAATATACGTATAACGGTTTGTATTCCCATCTGAATGAACCTTATAATACCGTTTTGTTTCAAGGCGATTATTTATTAAACCAATCCCTTGAATTTTGTTAGTAGTATTATTCATTTCAATAACAAACACTGGTGTATTATACAAAATATGAGGCGATAATTCTAATGGAGTACAATACATACAAGAAAAACCGTTTTTTTTACGATATGCATAATTCGCATCACGAGTGTCGTTATTAAATCTACTTGTTACAATTGTATACATAATTTGTTGTAAATATTTGTTGCAATGCCCTTGATTATATTAAGAATTATTTATCAATTTTAAATAAAAATATAATCTAAATGAATTGTTGCATTTGTGGACCTGTAAAAAATTGTGGCCCATATTTACCCAAGGTTTTCGAAAATATAGAAAAAATGGGTTCTCTCTTTGATGATTATAAAATAGTTGTTTATTATGATAAATCAAATGATAACACATTAGATATATTAAAACAATACCAAAAGAAAAATCATAGATTAATATTTTATGTGAATAAAACCCCCATGTCAAAATTTAGAACACATAGAATAGCTATTGCTCGCAATTATTGTTTAAATTATATAAGACAAAATGCTACACATTTTCCATACTTCATAATGATGGATTTTGACGATGTAAATTGTAAAAATATAAATGTAGAACCTCTAAAAAGGTCGCTTCTTAGAAAAGACTGGGATGGCCTATCTTTCAACACTAGTCCATACTATTATGATATTTGGGGTTTATCTATATGGCCTTTTTGTTTTAGTTATAATCATTTTCAAAATAGTTATAAATATTATTCAATCATTAAAGATTATATGATGTTAAAGCTAAAGATGTTAAAACCAGGACAATTATTACCGTGTATATCATCTTTTAACGGTTTATCTATCTATAGAACACCCAAGTTTTTAAATACATATTATGATGGCAAAGTACGTACCGATTTATTTCCAAAAAATTATATAGCGGCTCACGCAATAGCACAAAAATCAAACGGTGTAGTCTATAAAGATTATGGTCACGTAAAGGGCGCTTATGAGGATTGTGAACATAGAGCATTTCACCAAATGGCGCGGAAGAATTCAGGGGCAAGAATAATGATAAGTCCCGAGATTTTGTTTAAATAATACAATTATAAAATAGTTTTATAAATATTTTGCCTATAATATATATAATATGATGAAATATAACGAAACAGATCTTAAATTTTTCTTAAATAATATATGGGATAATAATTTTCAAAAAAATAATGGAGGAATGGGTGCGCCAGATTTATTCACATTATATTTTGTCTTAAACAAAATTAAACCAAAAATAGTTGTCGAATCCGGCGTATGGAATGGTGTGTCTACAAAACTAATAAGAAGGGTATTGCCTGACGCTATAATTATTTGTTTGGATCCCCGTGAAATACCCAAATACGGTTATACAGATACCAACAAAAATACAATTTATTATGTAGGTAAAAATTTTATAGATTTCAAAAATTTAAATTTACAAAGTTACGACCCAAAAGACGTTTTATGTTTTTTTGATTGCCATCAAAATGCATACTTTCGAGTAGTTCAGTGTTTAGAAAAAAAAATATCAAATGTGCTATTTAATGATAATTATCCAAAAGGGTGTGGATCTCATTATACAATTGAACAATTGATGAACGATTGTCAAAAAAATTTTTCTATTAAAGATCTAGAGAAAAAAAGGATACAAAGTTTAATTGATTTATACCATATATTTCCGAATATTTATCCAGGCAATATTATAACAAAAAACGGAATATATAAATGTGATAGTTATTTTAATACTGAACAAGATGATATAACATTTAAAATATTTAAAGATGAACGAGCGAGATACAGATGGAACACATTTATTAAATTGAAATCGGAACTATAGTTAATACCATAGCTGTAAATGAAACTTTTTATATTAAACTTTATATAATGGAGCCACATTTATCTAAAAATGACAAAAATATGTTTTATAAATATTTAGACAATGCTACCGTATATTTTGAATATGGTTCAGGAGGGTCTACTTATCAAGCTAGTATTAGAAATAATATATTAAAAATATATTCAGTTGAGAGCGATAAGGAATGGTATAATAAATTGAAAAAAGTAATAAATATAGCTAAAGTAAACTACATTTATAATGAAATGGATACTAAACCGAATACCTGGGGTAATCCTGGTCCGAAAAGCACACATACACAGCGTATAAATTACAGTAATTATATGAGACTTTTAAATGAAGCTGAAAAAAATCAAATAGATTTAGTTTTTATAGATGGGCGTTTTCGTGTCGCGTGTTGTTTAAAAGCATTTGCCGATATAAATAATAATACTTTAATAGCGTTTGACGATTTTTTAAATAGACCATATTACCACATTGTACTGAATTTTTATGATATAGTAGATAAAACAAATGATAAGCGAATGGTAATTTTAAAGAAAAAAACACACATTAACACTATACCAAAAGAACTAATACAAAAATATGAACTAATTGAAGACTAACAATGTATTCATATTACACCTACTAAAAACGTTTATCTAAAATGCCGTAAAATATTTTTTCCAATAATCTAATGTAAGTTTATCATAATTAAAATTTCTAGTCTTAAATATTTGTATTGTATCATCAAGCAATTTCTGATTTATCTCTTTCCAGTCGTTTACTATTAAAACCGGTAAATCTTCAAATATTTTAACAAATTCTTTTGTCTTGATAATAAGTATTGAACCTAAAATCAAGGCTTCCCAATGCCTATGACAATCCATACCGTTACCGTATGGTGATATAACAAATGCATACTTAGTAGTATTCGTCCAGGTTTTTGTTCTTTCTAGTCTTTGTTGATAAATTTCAAGCAAAGAAGGATGAATATTTTTTAAACAAGAATTTCGTTGTCCAAATCTATCAGTATTAACATCAAAATTTACATATATTTTATTAATTCTTTCACAAAATGGTTTAGAATTATTAATGACATCAATCAAATATTTTTCTTGTTCAACTGGTGTAGTTCCATCTATCATTTTTGAAAATTTTTGAACGTTTTTATACGTATATACTACGTGATAATCCAAACCTAATGGAACTTGCACAATTTTCGGATGATACTGAATTGTATTATTTTGAGAACACCATCGTATTAAAAAATTATTAGTTATTAATTTATAAAACCCTTTTTCGTGTAATGCCTCTTTTGGACAGGTCTTAATAGACATTCCAGAAATTAAGATAAATTTATTGCTAATTTTATCTAGAATATCATTAACGAAAAAATCTAGTAAATCGCTGCAAATAAAAATAGACATTCCGTCAAACATATTATTACTTTTTACCATATTATATAAAAACTCTTTTCCATTTTGTGTATCAGATATATATATATCAGATTTGAAATTACAAAGACGTTTTAAACCTCTTATAGTTACATATTTACAGTTATCTTCCATTTTATATATATATATATATTTTATATAAATATATATATATCGAATTATATATTATTATATATTTTTTTTTCTCTCCACAACTCATCATATCGTTTGTTTTTTTGAAAGGTTTTTTGTTCTTCTCTATATTTTGCATAATAATTTAAAATTCTCTTACCCTGATAAACTATATAGGAATCATTTAGTTTTCCTTCAACTATCGATTCTTGAAAATATAGTTCAAGTGTATTTCGTTCCTCTTTTGAAAAAAAAAGTCCTAGAACCCCAGGTCCAGTTGGAAATAATGCATTTGTACCGTAATATTTATTTTCTACATTTTCTACAATTTTGTTAATACAGTTCAACATTATTTGATTTTTCGGCATTGTAACTATTAAAGCAGTATACACACAATTTTCAGGTCTGTCTTTTACAAAATACTCCTTTTCAGTTAAAGCAATCAATTTAAACCCATTTACGCATTTATATTTTATG